CGGGGCGCAATGCCCAGGTGTCGGTATCGGCGTAGAGGCCGCCGTGGTCGCGCAGGATCACCCAGCGTGCGAGGTCGGACCGGAACTGGTGCACCGCATCGTCGGGCACGATGTTCTCAGCGTCGTCATAGAAGCGCCGGTATGGCATGTCCAGGGTGTCGATCGCGGCCTGGTCCCACAGCCGGTAATCCCAGCCGGGGTGATGGTCCCGCCAGGTTTGGGCCAGGCGGGCCAGGTGGGCGGGGAACGGCGAGCCGATCCAGAGTTGATGAATGATGCGGCTCACCGTTCCCCCTCTTCCGATCAAGAACCGACGACGGTCAACTTGCCGTGCTTGCGCTCGTTGCCGTACTCCAGGCCGATCTCGCCGTAGATCTGCACCTTGTCCGCCGACCCCGTCTTGGCCAGCGGCTCAGCGAAGAAGTGCCCCTTGCCGGGGATCTCCAGGAACCGCGGCGCCAGTTCCTCCAGCGACGCCACCACGAGCTGGTCGGCCGGCATCCACCGGTTCAGCATGATGTTCGCCCGACCGAAGTCCGTCTCGAACGTCTGCAGGTTCACCCCACCGACGTTGCGGGACGACTCCTCGTACCCGCGGTCCTTGATGAAGATCTTCGTCAGCACCCGCTTGAGAGCAGCGTTGACGATGACCGTGCGGGTCTCGCCCTCCTGGATGCCGCCGTTGTCCCAGACCTCCTGGAACAGGTCCAGCACCGTCTCCTCGGTCAGCTCGGCGGCCGTGACGACGTTCGTCTCGATGGCCTCGAGCAGACCGCGGGTCTTGCGCGGCTGGGTGTTGTCGCTCGGGTTCTGGTACTCGCCGACGATGAAGGTCTTCTCCACGTCGCGGGCGATCTGCTTGAACTGCTGCTCAAGCTGCCACGCCAGCTCGTTGGCCGGGAGGACGGTGGACCCGACCGTGACGGTGGGCTCACCACCGGTGGCACGCTGGCCCTGGGTGGCCTGCCGGGTGTAGGACACCTCGACGCGCTCCTGGTGGATCTCCACCACGTTCTGGGCGCGGTAGCGGACCCGCTGCTCACCGTCCGGAGCGTCAGCACCCTCAAGGCGCTGGCGGTCGGCGTCGGCGTCGCGCAGGTCGTAGCCCTGCCACTCGAACAGCACCGACCCGCCGGTGGAGCGTCCACCGGTCAGGCCGCCGATGGCCGAGAGCAGGGGCGTGTCTTCGGGCGAGGCTGCGAACAGCTCACCCACGTAGTTGGGGAGGTTGTAGGTCGTCCCCTGACCGGTGATTCCGGGCATGATGGTCCCTTCGGGGGAGGTGGGTTACTGGGAGCCCAGCTGCATGGCCTTTAGTGCCGCGACGAGGGCCTTGTCGCCGGCCTTCTCGGCGGCGGCGATCTGGTCCTTGAGCGGCACCGAGGCGGCGGGCCGATCGGGCTGGTTCCCGATCGTCGGCACCGTCTGCGCCGTCTGCTGCTGGGTGTTGGGCTGGGCGATGAGCGGCTTGAGGGTCTCGGCGTGCGCCTCGATCTCCTCCTTGGTGGACCCGGCCAGCGCAGCGGCGGGGACGCCGGTCGCCTCGGCGACCTCGGCCTTCCACGCCGCGATCTGCTCGCGGGTCTCGTACTCGTTGACCTTCGCCTCGAGCTCAGCGATGCGCTCGGCGCGCTTCTGCTCCTCGGTCTTGTTGGCCTCCTCAATCTCGGCGAGCCGAGCCGCGGCGGCCTTCAGGTCGTCATAGTCCGAGTACTTCTCACGCTCACGACGGAGCCGGTCCGCCAGACGGCGGTCAAACTCCTCCTGTGAGGTGATCGGCTCGAACTTCGGTGCGGTGGCCGTGGTTCCGCTGTTACCGGCCTGCTCGGTCGTCTCCGCAGTGCTGGCCGCCGCACTGGCGGCTGCCTGCTGCGTGGACGCTGTCGAGTCGCTCATCGTTATCCTCCGTAAGCCCGTCGGCATAGGACCACCGATTGACCGCTCGGTGTGGGGCGTAAACCCGCAGACTGCGGGGGGTCTATGCCGCGAGGCGGACGCCGTCGCGGAAAAGGTCAGGCTCCAAGCGTCGAGCGCGAGCCAGAATGTTCTTCGTCGTCAACTGATACTCGGGGTACTTCTTCGACCGCTCATGCCGCTTGAGCGTGTTCCAGCCCGGGAGCTTCTTCCGCTCCGCGTCAATCACCTCACGGGCCTTCTCGAACACGTCCAGCCACTCACGCTCGTTCGGCTGCTCCGGCACCTGCTGCCCCCGAAACGCCATCACAGGGACACAGCGGCAGTCGTCGTGGTACTTCCGAGCGGCGGTCTCATAGTCGGGCTGGTCCAGCACCACAGCCATGTACGCGCAATACGCGCAAGCGTCCGCCGAAGCGCGGCGACGCCACCCCCACGCGGCAGGGTCCTTCGTGACGTTCTCCTCGACCGTCACCCGGTCATGGTCGGCAACGAGCCGCTGGACCGTCCCAGCGAGCCGCGTCCACGCCCCCGCCGCGTCACCCGCGAACGCCGGCGACACAGCCCACGTCGCCAACCCCTCAGCCTCAGCCAACGACACCGGACGGAACACACGCGCCTCAAACCGAGGAGCACCCGCCGGCCGCACGTCCTCGTACCAGATCGCCGCGTTCTCAGCCGCCGCAGCCCCATACACCTCAGCGACAGCCGGCACAGCCTCACGCATCCCCGCCGCAGCCCGCTCCACCGGATCGGACAGCAACGACCGCCACAGCCCCCCCAAATCCTCCTGCGCCTGCGACACGACCACCTCAAGCGTGGCCCGCCGAAACGCCAGATCAGCAGCATCCATCAGAACGCAACCGGCTCAACACCCGAATCCTCCGGGTCATCCGCCGCCGCGAACTGCCGAGAAACCCCACGCTGCTCAATCAACTGCCGCATAGCGATCCGCTGCTCCGCACGCCGCTTCTCATTCAGCAGACGAACAATCGTCTCGTCCGTGTACCCGAGCTCCTCGAGCGCGACCCGCGTCTCAGCAAGCCACGGGATCGCCGCGATCTGCTTCACCATCGCATCCGAAGCCGACACAACCGACGGCAGCGCCGGGTTGCGCCACTTCGTCGAAATCTGCCGCAGCTCCTCCGGCATCTCATCCAGCCCATCCCGCAGCATCACAACGTTCTGATACACACGGTCCAGGGCGGCACCATTTACCCGGTTCGCGTTCGCGGCCTCAATCACGAGGTCTTCCTTCGCCGCATACATCGCCTGCGCCGACTCCGGGTTGTCCTGCACGATCCCCAGCGACGACAACGGCAACGACGTCGCACCGGAGAACTCGCCCGCCAGTTCACGCAGCGTGTCAATGTGCGGCTGCGGCGACTTCTGCGCAATCTCATGCATCTCCGGCAGTTCGCCGTTCTCGTCGCGGGAGAGCGTCTTGAACCGGCCCACGTACCAGTCCCACAGCGGCACCGGCTGGCCGTTCTCATCCTTGAACACGTCATCGTCGACACCGAACAGCAGGTACTGGGCCGCGGCGAAGAACTCGCCATGAACGTCCATCCGCAGCGCGGCACGCGTCGCCCGGTCGATGATCGACATGACCTGCCGGTTGATCCGCGACCGACCGAACGGACGGTCCAGCGTCGGACGGAACGGCAGAGGCTCAGCCAACACCCGCCCAAGCGGGTTCGGCCGCACATCCTGCACATACCACTGCCCGGACGCGCCCTTGACACAACTCGTCGTCTCCCACGGCGTCAACACCGTCAGCTCGACAGGCTGCCCAAGATCATCAACCGCACCGACCAGCAGCAGCGCACGCAGCGCACGCCGACGCCGATCCCACAGCGCCGCCGACCACATCGCCGAATGCATCATAATCAGCACGTCCGGCTCACCCGACTGCACATCACCCGGCGTCGACGAAACAAACGACACCGAATGCGTCATCTGCGACACGATCGCCTGCGGCAACTCGATATCGAACCGGTTATCCCGCAGAATCGACCGCAACTCGAACGGGTCCTCCGACCCCGACGGCGACACCACACCATCCCAGATGCACCGCTGAGCCAACCCGTAGACGGCCTTCTCACCCCAACCCATAACAATCTCGAGGTCCCGCAGCGACGGCGGAATCGAGATGTTCAGGTCACGAGCCCGGTTCTTCATGTCGACATACATCGTCCGAAGCCGGTTACGCGGCATCTTCTGCCGCCACACCACCACCAGCTGGTTGAGAAGTGACTGAGTCTCGTGCGACAGGCCAGCGACCTGTGGGGGGTTGAAGAACGCAGACAGATCGGCAGTCATGGTCATCTCATCACCACCGCCTTCTGCTTACGTCCGGGACGCCGCTTCGACGTCTTCGCTCCCCAATGGGCCATCACCGCCGACTCGGCGGACGTGCACTCGCCATCACCAATCGGCCGGAAACCCCAGCCGCCCGTCTTCCCAATCTCACGCCGCGCCGAAGCCGCAACCGAATCCACCAACGTCGCCTGCGCCGAAGCCGCAACCGAATCCACCAACGTCGCCTGCCCCGGATGCGCCAGCACCGTGATCGTTTT